GCTTTATAGATATAGTTTATCTGCTCAAAGACATCCGCGATCTCCTTGTTTCCCATAGAACCACTTGTATCCACTGATACAAATATCATCTGCTTTCTTTTAGTTCGCAGGCCTGGTAGTCCTATAAATCGCTTTGACTCTCTCTTATGAGTCTTCTTTCTTGTGATATCTAATACAGTTCCTAAAAACTTTCTAAACCAACCTTTCCAGTTAAATACCTCTGGTTTCTTCTCAAATAACTTTTCTATCTCTCTACTAAGACCTCCGGGTAGATTACCTCTTGTCTTAGAATCAGATTCTTTATAAGCTTCTTTAAGAATATGCTTTTGTTGGTTATCAAATAGTTTCTTTTGTTGGGTTGTTAAGTCCTTGTAGTTGTTCCAATCATGCTCTCCTTTACCTTCTCCGGTCATAGCGTCCATCGCATCTTTGAAATCAGGGTTGTTCTTCTTCTCTTCCTCTATGGCAGCGTAGTAGAACTTCGAACCTTTTTTAGGAGGCAGTTGCAAATCTAGAAATGGAGCTCTATTATACATAATCCATTTCTCATTAATCTGATTCTCTGGGATGTACTGATTTATTTCCATGTCCATAGCTATATTAGCTGTCTCCGCGTTAGCATAAGTGGAATGCACTTGTAAATGCCCAAAGGCAACATGAAGTGTCTCATGATGCACTATTCCTTGCCTTTCTGCAGGAGAGAGCGTCTTAAAGTAATCTGGGTTTATTAGTAGATCAACATTAAACGCTTCCGGGTCAATAGTTACTGCCGCTGTGGGCACTTTTGTTGTAATTGTTTTCTTAAGCCCCATTAATATGTGGCCAAAGAAAGGGTTATCAAACAGGAAACTCTTCACTGTTGACGATAAATCTCTATATGTCATAATTCTATTTTAGAACTACTCCTCTTCATTGCGCGCTAAGCGCTTCTTCTCTCTCTTATGTAGTAAGTTAAATTTTATAATTGCTTGTTCTTCTTTTAAGTATGTAAACGCACTTTTGCCAAAGCGTTTACTGGAAGGGTAAGTTTCTGTATTATAAAGCTTGTTAATCTTTCTGATAAACACTTCATAATAAGCTTTCTTAGGATCTGTATTACCTACTTTATACAAATAGACGTAGTCAGATTCCTTAACTCTCTCGAAAGAAAGCCCTTTTACTTCTCCCCTTCCAATAAATTCTTTCTGCAAAAGCCTAACTTTGCTTTCTTGCATATCCTATTGGTTGTGAGCCTCCTTCACCTCCTTCAGCTTGAAGGGAGTCGGCCTGTTGTTGTTGCTGTTGTTGCTCTAAATATTCCATAACTCCTGCTGGTGGAGTATTTAATTGTTGGTCTAATATCTTTTCACTTAATTCAAGTTTCTTTTTAATTACACTATTCTCCAATTTTCTTAAAGGCCTGTTTTTTCTAATCAGTATCACTAATATTGCGATACATAAAATTATTATTATTCCTTCTCCTACGTTCTCAATCATCTTTCTTCTTTAATAAAAATTCTATCTCTCTATCTAAATACTCTCTAGCTTTTTCTAAGTCTAGAACAGCATTCTCCTTCTTACCATGTCTTATAATATACTTTAAAACATTGCCAATGTTAAAGTTTAGTCCAAATATTTTGACTAAATCGATAACATCGACACTATTTTTAGTATTCTTATAATGACTAGGCTTTACGCCTTCTTTTGCCATGTTTACCTCTTATTTTTGTAAATTTAGTATCCATTATATGATCGTTGCAAAATCCTTCTATATCAAGTAGCTCTGGAGAGTTTCTATAGCTATTTAGAGCTTTTTCACTTCTACTATCCATTGTGTACCATTTACCCATAGTAAAGCCTGAATAATAATATTTGCCTTCCATATATAAATCCTCTTTTGATTTACTTGCAATCATATTCAAGTACTCCACTATAGTTGCACTTTTTTGGTATAAAGAATGGTCTTCTGCTAGAAGCAGTTCCCAAATACCTGGGTGTTCCTCTTCTAAATACATTGCAAATGCAACAAACATACTCTTTGTTGACGTAGCTAAAAAATCACATAAATTATCTATTTCTTCCTTACTTAACTTAGCTATAGGGTATACTAATCCATACATTCCCATTTTTATCCGATTAAGTTACTTCACAAGAAGCTCCGGAACAAGCTAATTCACCATTTAAATTAGTATTGTCTGAAGTTTCTATTACTTTTGTTAAATCTATACCTTTCAAATGCTTAAGTCCTTCATAGTACTGCTCCTTTGTTATCTCTTCGAAAGGCGCTTGTTTGTATGTACCACCATCAAAAGGCAATACAGATATACCATTGTAATACTCTTTGTTAACCCACATCCAATCTCTAACGATATCCCACTCCTCTTCTTTTAACGAGATAGTGCACGATACATTATGGGAATTCTCCCCTTCGAAATGCCCTGGTTTAACCCATTCTTTAGATACTTTCTTAACACGCTCTAACAAATTAATAGCACTCTCTGTCCTTAAGATAGCACCTTCCGGGGCTTTCTGCGGTACAGAAATAACTGCTGTCTTATCAGGAGTTTCCCAATAATCTTCTAACAATTCAGGATTATTTATACTTAAATAAGTATATAAAGCCTCTGTCTTGTCTATTTGTACTCTACGTGTGTAATATTCACTATGATAAGCGTGTATACCAGACGAAGTTCCTAACACTAAGCTAGTTGTTCCTGCTGGTTTTACTGCAGTCTGTCTTGCTGCTGTGTTTATTCCTATAATCTTTGCTACTCTATCATTTTCAATTGTAACATTTAAAGCTGATTCTCTAAAATCAAGATGTAAAAGGTCTTTATTAGCTATTCCTGTAATAGAAACACCTATTAAAGCATCTTTCTCAGTATTTACTCTCCAAATATCTCTTAAGTAATGGAAATCAGTATAACCTGCTTGCAATGTAGCTATAAATGAAGCTGCTTTTGCTGCCAAGTTAAACTCTTTCTGTGTCTTAATGATTAAACCATTAATTTCTACTAGATTACAAAACTGATTAGGCCTTAGTCCTATTTCTACACAAGGGTTTGAACCCCATGCTTTGTCATTTGTAAAGTAAAACCCTGGTTCTCCTGCTTTAGAGTCCCTTGTTTTCTGCCATAATTCGTCGAAAACTTCTTTAGTAACTTCATTTCTATCCATTACAACACTGTTATTAGCTCTACCTCGTTGGGGATTACGTTCCCACCACTGTCCGGCCTTAGCTCCTAACATATCTGATGCATCGATATCAAAGAAAGATATCATAGCACTTCTTCTTATCCCTCCTGCAAGTACTGCATTTGCAATATAACAAAGCATATCATGACATTCTAATGCAGATAACCTCTCTCCTGTGCTTTTGCTTTCTAGAATACCTTCTATCTGAGATAGAGCTATTCTTAAAGGTGCTGGTCCTGGAGCCCTTCCTCCTGCTGTTACCAAAATAGCTCCTTTTTCTCTAATTTCTGAGAAATCGAATTCTAATTTTGACGTTGTCTTCCCTGTGTAAGACTTTAATAACGCTTTAACTGCGTCTGCCCATCCCATAATACTATCTTCAATAAGATAGCGACGTTTGTGACCTACTGGCGTTACAATATTTGGTAATTTATCAATATCTTGGGTTTGTATACTATAACCAACACCTGTTCCAGATAACAACATAAACATTGTTTCACTAAAAGCATGTATTGAGTCTATTGGTACAAAACTGCAATTGAATATTCTTGTATTATTCACTTCTATAGCCTTCCCTGCAAATTGCAGACTTCTCATTGAGGGCAACACCTTCTTAGGTAATACAAAATCAGTATACACTTTCTTTATCTCCTTCTTTAGTTGGGGATATTTCTTAATGTGCATATTCTGATTTCTGGTAACTAACTCTTTCCAAGTCTCTCTTCTTTCTTCTTCTGGTAGATACTTACTATACTTCATGTGAGTAATTATATCCGACAGAATTTTCTTATCCTTCTCCATATTCTAAAATAAAGTTAATTCGTCATTATTGCCGTTCTTAAGGGCTTTAAGTTTATCAAAAAAGTCTGAATATTTTTCTTTTGTCCAATCCCCTCTATCTGTTTTTAAATTAATAAGGGTGTACATTTCTACAAATCTATCTAGACCGTCTTTTTCTCCGTGTTTTTCTGTAAATGTGGATATAACTTTGCTGATGACATCTCTTTTAGTCTTTCCTTCCGCTACAATTCTCTTTGCATTTACTTTTCCAATCTTTTCTGCTCCTGCGATATGATCAACGCTATCTCCCGATAGTACTTGAGTCATTAGTATTGTGAATCCTTCCTCCGCAGTAGTATTGATCCATTTCTTGGTATAAGTGTTATAATGAACACCGGGACTCATTGCTAAGTCTTTATCTTTAGAGTATATATAAGTACCATCGCTATGGCCCATTATACATAGGTCATCTGCTTCTAAATCTTTTTCCTTGTGGTAATTATAATTCTCTTCAATATACCTTTCTACCATACATTTGTATTCTCCTTCTTTAGGGAATTTAGGTGTATATTTCCTATTGCCTTTGTATTTCTTTACACTGGCTACCAAACTTCTAAAATTGTCACTTGTTTTTCCTGAAAATAAGAATAAATAGTCTTTTGAGAATTTCGCTGTCTCTTTCTTAATTGCTTTAATTCTCTTCTCGGTTAAGTCACAAATAGTATTATATGGTATTATTGCTTCGAGGCTTAATCCTCCTTTAAACATTCTCTCTATATCATAAGCAACTAAGTACTTTATGAAATCTGCATCTATTAGTCCTACTAAATTCTTCTTCATGTATGTTTGTTTATTGTATTATATCTCGTATATTTCAAGAATACAATACCCTACTTTATTAGGGTCTACTCCGCCCCATTTGTATTCTACTTCTGTCACATAATCTATATTATCATCAGGCCAAAACCCAAGAGTAGTTAATGCATCACATGTAAATTTATCTATTATAGAAGTTGGGTTAGAGACATCAAGTTTCCTTTGGTTACCGTGGTAATAAGTATACTCTAATCTATAAGGCCCTACACCTCCTTTAGGTATCTTCATTTTCTTTATACAATCAAACATAGCATGCTTCGCAGCATTACTCTTCATAGAAAACCAGTTCCTATAATTGTTTAAATTGAATATGGCTTTCCCTTTCTTTGTTTTACTTTTAGTAGTATGAACAAATAAAGGCAAAGTAAGTGTTGCTATTAATTTCATATTATAAATTTATGTGGCTCTTCTAATATATTACAAATGTAATCTCTTCCACCTCCTTTTGCTAAATCGCTCAAGTCTTTTGCTTTGTATTTAACAGCTAAGCGGTCCGGTATCTCTATTTGTGTAATATTAAACTCGGTACAAATGCTCTTTCCAAACTCTCTACCATAATTAGGCTTATCTAAGTCCTTATTTTCATAATCATTGTCGTATAATAGATAGATATTAGTAAATCTATCTCGTAGTTGTTGTAAAATGTGTTCCTTTGGTTTAGTTTTTTCACTCTGCAGGGCTACTGCAGGTATTCCAGTTATACTGTCTATAGTCATTACATCTTTCATAGACTTGGTTATTATCAGGCATTCCTCTTTATCAGGAAGCTGAGACCAACCATAGAATACACTAGCATCATGTGATTTAAACCATTTATTACTTTTACTGAATGGTTGATAAATAGTAAAAGTAGATATATTATCCTTTACTTCTCTAAAACAATACGCAAATCTTTCTGCGGTAACTATCTTAGAGTTAAAGAATATGTGACTTATTGGCGATACTCTGTATTTTAATAAAGTCTCTTTGGTTATACCAAAGCTACTCCAAAAGTCAACATCGCATTTTGCCCATTTACGTCTTTTTACATTAATTGTAGGCTTGACATATTCAATCTTTTTATTGTATGCAATAATAGGTTTAACAGCATATTCCATGTCTGACTTGAACATATTTGTCAAGCCAGAATCATGGACTATTTTGTTAATGGCCCCTCTATAAGAGAGACCAAACTTTAATTGTACAAACTTAATTATATCCCCACCAATTCCTGCAAAATCGTTAAATAATACAGTATTGTTCTTCACATAAATTGCGAATGAGGCCTTATTCTCGCTTCTCAGCGGAGATAGTTGAGCTCTTCCAATTGTAAATTCTCCTATGTAATGTCTGAATAAGTCATAATGATTACAATGCTTATGTATGTCTTCTGGTGAAGCATAAGGCAGCAAATCTTCTGGCTTAAACTCAAACATATCTTACATATCAAACATTGTGTCCTCTGCCTCTTCAGCAGAAGGTACATCCTGTACTATTTCCTTCATTTGGTCAGCACTTGTAGGCTTAAGCTTAGTGTCCGCGTCAGCAGTACTAGCCGGCTCTACAGCAGGTAACCATTTTCTGATCTCAATTCTCTCTTTCGGAGATCTTGGAGATCCATAATTAGCAAAGACATTAATAAGCCCATCGCCTATAGCGTCTTTAACTTTAACATACAAATCAGTATCGTCTTTAAACGACATGATAGGAGTACCTCCTGTATGTTCTACTATTTTATTCAAGAAACTCCACTCTTTCTTCATGGCGTCCTTGAAAGTCATTCCCCAAGCATTAGGATAATCCTCTGCTTTGATGCTGAAACAAGCTCTATTAGCTTTATTACCATCTGGGTCTTCGAAATAAACTTTAAAGTCAGGTGCTCTATCGTTTGTCTTAGTAGTTCGTTCATCAGCCATAGTAACTTTTACGTTCTTAGCTCTTCCCGCTACTCCTTTGTTAAATACTTTTCTTTCTTCCGCTTTCGTTAAATCGTCTTGTGTAAATTCGAAACTCATCTTCTTTTCTGTATTTTAATTATTTAAATATTTTGTCCCAATGGAATGTCATTTTTCCATCACTATCGGACTCGCAAATTGTAATATCCTGCTCACGTAAATGTTCTATACGCGCTCCTGATGCTATAAGTTCAGACGATTTAAAACTGAATATTGTTTTATTATCTTTTCTATAACAAAGAGCGATTGCATCTGAATTCGCCGCTAGCATTTGACTCATCTTGCCACTAACATCTATATCCGTAGCAGCTAATTCGCTTCCCTGCCTGGTTATAGTCTTAGATTTAGTATGTGCAACTAGTATAACTGTATCGCAATATAAGTTTAGCATTGCAATTACATTAAAGAAGGCCTCACGAATAGGTAACCATCCCGCGCCATTAGCGACGGTCTTAAGGTCTTTCCCATTATAGTTCTTATTCTGTGGTGCCATTTTATGTAATTGTATAGCATAAGGCATAATTATATCCTCCAATACTCCTACGGTATCAACAGTAATATATTTATACAAATTCTTCTTATTCTCTACTTTATACGCTTTTAATTCTTTGATAATGTTTTTAAGTACATCCCAACTGGTACTTTCAGCAGCCTCTGCTGCATCAGGTACATCAATTTTAATACACCTGTAGTACCTAGTACCACTTTCTAAATCAATTATCAAATTATCTTTTAGGTGTGCTACTGCTGTAGTCTTTCCCTGTTTAGTGTGACCAAACACTACTAAAGTCTTAGGGTTTACGGCTGTTGCCGGTGTTTCTTTTAGTGGTAATAAACTCATTCTTTTAGTTTTATTTGTCCAGTCTTATTCCGTGAAATACAGGAAATCTTAAAGCACCTTTATCGGTTTCTTCAAAATAACGTATTTCAGCTGTTTTTCCAATATAATCAGCTTTATTAGTAAGCATTTCCGCTCTTTCTGTATGAGATAGCTTAGAACCTGTCTTACTCTCATGCCCATTATATTCTATTACTACTATGCCTTGTCCAGGCACTCTGTCGCTTTCTACAACATCAATTATCTCTAGCGCAACATCTTTGAATACTTTGACTTTTAAAAGATTTGAACTTCGTCCATTCACTTTATAACCATCTTTTCCCCATCTTACAATTGCTCCTTCATAACCTTCCTGCATAAATTTAGCATAATACGCGTCTAGTTCCGCTCTATCCTTAATTGTATAGGTTGGAACTAACTCAACATGATCCAAGTATTGTACTTTTCTCATTAAATTGTGGTATCTTATACTAAAAGGTTCTTTAGATATTAAATCATACACATGAAATTTTACTTTTTCAGACTCTCCTCTTCTATATTTCTTAATAAGTTTCATATTCTCTTGGAAGGTTAATCCATGAGCATATAATTCTCCATCAATATAGTCGCCATCCAGCCATTCCAATTGATCAGCAATGTGTTCCATAGTAGTTATTGGGGTATTTTTGCGGGATATCATTTTATCTGACTTTCCTAAACATCTCATACCGTCTAACTTTGGTTGTATAAAACAAGGGTAAACAATTTTATGCTCTTCCTTTTCTATACTTTTTGCTAACATTGGTAAAACAACATTAGAGTCTTCACTTTCTTTCCTCGTAAGGAAATAACCTTCTTTGAGCTTTTTAAACATCAACGCTCTTTTTTCCAATTCGGCCTGTTCTGCACCTGTTGTTGCATTAGTTTTGCCGATGTTCTTTGGTTTGCATACTTTTTCATGCTTAACCTTTTTCCCATCAACTAACCCGGACTCTTGTATAAGAATTGCGTCTGTTGTTGTTACCTCTAGAAGCCTAATCTTCCCCTTTGAATCTTTCTTGTAAAGCCTCATCGTTATCTATAGTATTTAATTCTTCCTTAATTTGCGTATCTAATGCGTCTAATTCTTCAGAGTCATCTAGTGTACCACTAAAAGACACGTCTGCATTCTTTAGAACCTCCATATCTATGGTGGATTCTTTCGAGCTCCTTAGTGTATTGAACAACTCCTTGATACCGCGTTCTGCAAATTCTTTATCTTCTGGGATGCGCCCAGGCCAAGTAAATCCAAATGTCTTGATAACATCTTCAGTATCTTCATGTGTAAATTCATTATAATTGAACCTGAACTTGATACCATTGAATTTACCTACGAAATTCGTCTTAATCCAAATAGGATTTTTTCTAATATTTACTTTGTTTACTTTGTTCTCTGACATGCGTCTATTATTTTTTGTAGTTTGAAATAAATGTTCTGTTGTTTTATAATCATATCACCTAACAAGTAGGCTTCTAGTTCATTTACAGTTTTTCCTACTTGTTCACGTGATAAACGTGTCCAAGGGTTTAATTGTTCGTGCCTTTTCAAAAGGATCTTCCGCATAGCTTCATTTTTAGCAATAGATCCTCCACCTAACTTTGTGTGACTACCATAATTAGGTAAATACTTACCAGTACGAGATGAATATATGCTTATTTTAAAAGCACCTTGTTCGTCTCGGCCTAGCCAACCAGTAACAGTCATACAATTATTGTATAAATGTATTACACAGGATCTCTGATCATCGGTGGAATAAATTTGTATCTTAAGCTTTTTATCACTAGCTACAGTGTATTTAAAAGCATTAGTATCTTCCTCTTTAGTTTTATACATTTCTTATTGCCCTTATCTTCTTTTTTAATGAATTCTCTGCGGGTGTATCTGCTTTCGGTAATTCCGAAAAGAAGTTAACAGCTCCGTTGAAATAGAGAGGGGACTTAGTCCCTGCTCCACCGTGTCTAGATAGCAATACAGTTACAAACCGTATATTATCTTTATAAAATCTAACATCATAACCTTCGTACTCTGGTATCTTATTTACGAATGGACTATATAGTGCAAATGAAATATCCACTGCACGAGAGGTTAATTTACTGTCTCCTAAATTGGCAACAGTAGGTTCACCTTGGTTAAATTTAATACCTTCCATACTTGACTGTGCTAAAGCTTGTTGCTGCACAATCACACTACTATACCCATACTTATTTCTAAGCTTAATCAAATACCCCGACATCTCTGTTATAGCGTCGGATATTTGAGCTCCTTTCTTAGGCTGTAACAAAGATACATGGTCTACAACAGTTAGCACTAGTTCCTCAGGGTCGTTAGGGATATAGATATCATCTACTTCCTTGGGCCCTGCACCATAGTCTACTGTTTTCTTCTTTTGTGTACCATTAATCTCTGCGTAATCCAATAATCTTTTATAGATTCCGAAAGGATGGGCGATATCTTCTATGTATTCTACGCATTCTAAAAATCCGTTTATATAATCTCTATGTTTATCTAATTCTTCTAATACTTCACAAGGCAGTTCTTCCTTGGTACTCATAAGCTCTTCAGGCGATACATTTAACTGTCCTTTAGATTTCGTGAACAAAGCATAACTCATAAATTGAGTTACTAAGCTTTCTTTACTTTCCTCTAAACAAAAATACTTTACTCTAAATTTTAGAGTAAGGTTGTTAGCTTGAATAAAGTCATATTGACTATATATAAAAGCATAGTTTGTATATTTACTCTTACCTGTCTTTGGTCCTGCAGTTACTTGATATATTTTACCTTTCTCTAAACCTACAACATGCTCTGAAAACCTTCTAAATGGCCATGGCAATGAATTCACTAACCCATCTTTTATCCTGTCTTTTCTTCTTTTTATATTACTTACTACTCTATCATATAAAGGATCTAGACTATCTTGGATCTCCTTGTTCTGATTCTCCGTGTCCAATGATTTCTCCATGAATCTTTATTTTTAACATTTGTTCTAATAGTTGTTTTCCTATAACACTATCTCCATCTGTTTCCGATTTTAAATACCTTTCTATTCCTTTGCAATGACTTCTTATTGCAGGAAAAAGTGAATGTTCCCATGTTAAAGACGTTTTTACAATCTTACCAGTTACTGCGCAAAATGGTACAAAAATTACTTCATAATTAGTATAATAAAATAAAAACTTGTCACCGTTATCTAAATAATATATCATACCGTAGCTTCTGTCCAATTGTCATCACTATCAAAATCACTATCAGTGTCTTTCATAATCCCGTGGTTAGTTTCATACTCTCTTTGGAATAGCCAAGAGGCTGAATTCTTCATATATGACATAGCATTTTTGGTAGTTGACTTCTCTTTTCTGTCTTTCACTTCCCATTTTAATGCCTTCATTATATACTCATGATTATAACCATTCTTTATTGCTTGTTTGTATAGAGACTTACATTTTTCTCTATTACTCTTTAGTCCTCTAGTTCTTAACCAAGCACCGTGTTTGTCTGTTACGGGATATGTACTCCAAAACTCTTCAAAATCTGAAACTTCTTCAACTTTCTTTGCTTTTACAATCTTTTCTCCAATAACTTTTCTAAATTCTTCATAGCCTGTTACAGATATTGAGTAACCTTCTGCATTTGAATTTAGAACTCCTCTTCTATACAAGGAAATGTACTCCTCTTGTCTTACACTAGAATAAGGAAAATACTTTCCTCTCTTCCCATACTCTATTGTTGCTAATACTAGCACATCTTCCATTGATAATTCGCTCTTTATCACTTCTTCTACATCAATCTTCATTTAAGCGTTCTTATTTTACTCGTCTACCCTGCAAAATCATTAAGCAAAACCTCCCTAATGTCTTTTAAATCAACATTAGGTAAGTTGCTTGCTATCTCCTTTTCATTAAGAGTTTCATATGCGTAAATAAACCAGTGGATTTTACTTCTAATTCCTTTATTTACTACTTTTTTCATTATAATTCTTTTATCTTGGCCTCAAACACCTCTTTATGCTTAGCTAAAATACTCATTACTTCTGTTTTAAATTTAAAAGTTAATAAGTCTATCTCTTTATCAGTTATAACATCTTTAAGCATACCGGCTAAGCCAAATGTTGAAGAATTATTTGTCATTTTTAACGACGTTACTTTATTAACTTTTTCAATCCTACTACAAAGTACACTATAATTAGTTAACATTTCTCTTGCTAATTTTACATTTTCTATATTCATAATTTATAGTTTAATGGGCCCAATAGTCTCCTATTGCTGCTTTAGCTTTCAAAGGCACTACTTTGCACCAAATATCACCAGCACTTGCCATACATTTTTCTAGATTAGGGGCTACAAAAGCAGTTATTCCATCATCACATTCAACATTTATCTCATCATGTATTAGATTTGTAATGAAAACTTGCTCTTCTAAGTCTTCTTTAATTATCCAATTCCTAAATTTGATAGCAGCCGTCTTTGTTATATCTGCAGCTGTTCCTTGCACAGGAGCATTTAAACTTAAACGACTTATAGTGCCTTTTAATTTTAGATACTCTCTTTTCTTCTCAGGTCTATTCTTATATGATTCCATCTGCTTGAACTTTAATAAGTTTAAGCGTCGTTTAGTTACATCGTTAATGTGAATATATCCCATTTTCAATGTGTTATTTATAACTTTATCAAAATAAGTCTTTAATCCTGAGAAGGCTTTGAAATAGCCATCATATACAGCATCGCCTGCTGCTGCTGATATACCTAAATTCTTAGAGATAGTATGACCATCACCGCCATAATTAATAGCAAAACCTGCGGCCTTAGCTATACCTCTATTCTTTAAGCGTTCATTATCTTCATCTGTTAACGTCTCTCCGTTGTCTTTCTTCTCAATACTCTTTAATATATCCTCCATAGGAGTACCATATATTTTAGAAGCAATAAAACTATGCATATCGGAGTGGCCTCCTTCATAAAAAGCTAGCAAATCTTTATCTAAAGACTTATTTGCTAAAACTATATTCTCTTGTCCACTGAAATCCGCATTAATAATCTTATTTCCTAATGGTGCTGTAAAACACTGTCTGTACTCCGGGTCTGAAGGTATATTTTGTAGATTAGGAGAACTACTGGAGCTACGTCCTGTAGAAACTATCTGTCTATAATTACTATGTAACCTATTTGTAACCGGGTTGATATACTTGAAAAATTTAATACCAAAGGTAGTTATCCTTTGCTCTAACTCTTTCATACTTAAATAATCCTTGATGAGTTTTCTATATTTCTCATCAACGTCTTTATTCATAGTATTTAAAGATGTCTTTAGAACTTTGGCATTTACCGTAAAAGAAAGCTTTTTGGTCGTTTTACTGACCTCTTTGGGGCATATGTTAAACGAAGTAAATAGTTCTATTACTTGTTTTGAACTTCCCCAATTTAAAGTATACTTTTGGGTAGTATCAAACATATCCAATTGCCGGCTAATATACGAAGAAATACCATTATCTTTTAGAAATGTATTTAAATTATTTATACTCTTAGAATGTAAGATGGTGTGCTTATGATACAGCGCTTCCCACTTGTCTTTGTCAAAGTATAATCCTTTAAGTTCAATGTCTCCTAAAACCTTAGTATACTCATGCTCTAAGCTTAAAAGGATCTTCTGTTCTCTTTCTAATAACTTAGTTCTTTGTATTTTACTTATCAGTATAGGTAAGATAACATCATACGCGCCATAGATAATCTCATCTTTGCTAAAAGGCTCGTCTCCTATCTCTAAGAAACGCATTCTTATGCTCTTATCAGCTTCATAATTTAAATATCTTTTCGCTAACGATTTCAAGTCGTTTCTAAGCATATAACCATTATATAAACACACTTCCTGTATCATAGTGTCCTCTATTTTATTTAAAGACAGTCCATAATTTTTCTTAAAGAACTTATATTCAAATTTTAAATTCTGTCCTACTAATACAGTTTGTTTATTTATAAGAAGTTTTATCATTCCGGTAACGTCAACTACTCTAGTATCTACTACAAATTGAGTATGTTCATCTCCAAATTGTAGCATTATTATCTGGTGTTGGTGTGGATCAAGACCTCTTGTCTCTATATCTACACCAACTTTACCAGTGGTCATTGAAAGCCAATGAAATGCTGGCGCCAATTCTTCTTGTTTATCTATAAAAGTTAAGTTAAGTGGAATAGTTGTTTCTGTATCTACATCCTCTAATGTAAATCTTTTTTGTCTTTTCACTAACTCTAACTCATAGTTCTCTCCCTGTTTCATAAAAATTATTTATCCTGATTTCCCTTCGTGTTCTAAATTATCTAATAACACATTATTTAAGCAAAGGATAAATTGTTCTTTAATACTATTGGTACCGTGTGAAGTCTTCTTCTCCATTTGGAAGAAGAACTCCTTTCTGAATTTTACTATTTGCTCTCCTGTCATAACTTAAACTCCCCAAATCATATCGAGGATATTGGCTTTAGAATCTTTAGAAAGCCCTTTCAATTTAGTTAAATTAGTAGTTAACTTAGGCCCTCTTTTAAGCATTTTTGTTTGGCTACATCTCTTTGTGTTAAATATCATACCTTCAGAGGTAATCATTCCAAACATAGGAATAGTTTTACGAATTACAGAAGCATTTGAAGTATTTTTAGCTCCATAATATCTGTATTTTAATGAGTGCATACTCACTCCGGTCTTCTGGCTAACATAGCGCAAAGACGCAGTTATATTTTGTGGAGCTTTCTTAACTGTTTCTACAATTAAATTCTCTACTTCTTGTGCAGTAAATACTGCTTTTACATTACTTTTTGGCATGTCTCTTTGTTTTTTTGTTTGTTGGTTTATCGCTTTCTGGTCTTTCAATCCTATCTACATCTACGACATGACTACGCTCTGTCTTCTCTTCGAAAATGACAGCTGCTCCTGGTAATAATTTAGTAATCACTCCTGCAATTGTTTTACCATGTTTTGTGGCTACTATTTCTTCACCTACTTTTAAATTTCTAATCAATCTCATAATATGTAGTTGTTCCTTTTATAGTTGTTACTTTTACTTTAAAATTATCCTTTATAAAGGTATCTGCTATTTTCAACAACAAATATCTTTCATCTTTTAGAAGATCTCGCCCTATTTGTACAAAAAAAGACAGTGGATATTCTCTCTCTTTTTTAATAGTTAACTCTTCAACAAGCTCTTCTTCAGTTATGTTTTGCTTAACATATACTTCGCTTTCTACATCATCCATGCCTTCAAGCCATTTTGACAATGCTTCTTTAAACTTCTTTCTGAATTCTTCGTTACCTTCTGATCCTTCCATTATAAATTATCTAAATCGTTCAACAATCCTTCATCAATAGCATCAACACTAAAGCCTGATATAGACCATACTTTGTTGTTTCCTTGCTTTAATTGGTCTAACTCTGTAGAAAATGCAAAACTTGCACCTGCTTCAGGCTTGCCACCTAAGTATTCAAATGATTTCTTATACACTTGCCCTTGACATACGATAGGTCCTCTTGACATATCTATTCTAGCAGTGAAGTTATGGAACATATGTCCATTAGTATTTGGCTTAGGGTTCTTAGTAATGGTTAATAATTTACCATTAGTCCCTACCATTTCAGTAATTTCTCCTGTTTCTTTATTTGTTCTTTCGAATTTGTTCATAATCTTGTGATTTTTTTAAGTTTTTATTAAATAAGTAGTTATACGGGTTTCTAAATACCCAATGTGTACACCCTAATACAGGGCAATAATATATTTTAGTCATAATTTCTCTATTTCTTTTTTTACTTCTTTCCAAAATGCTTTATCACAATTCATACCTACTGTAAAATCCATTGGGTTTGCTTCAATAATCTCATCTACACAAATCAATGCAGATTGTTTGGCGTGATTAATATCTTGAAAGTTCATCCCAAATTCAATAGATCTTGAATGTGATTCAAACCTCTCAACTAACTCTTTTGCTTTTTCTTTTGGTGATAATTCCATAGCTATTATAAAAGTATAAAAGCAACAGCTAATATCACTATAATTGTTATGGCTGCCCCAATACCATAGACATCATTGTCTTCATATCCTGTTGGATAAGGGTCTTCTCTATCTATATCTTCTTTTCCCATATATTTAATTTAAATAACTATAAAACAATTGATTTGAAAATGACCAAATAGGCTTTTTATTCTTATCAAAAGACAATTTAGCATCCATAGTTCTAATGGTCCCTAGAATAGTAGACCTAGTTTTAACCACATATTTACCCGGTTTACTAGGTATTTCATATACCCATTTCATTCCTTTATCCATTGTTCTGTACAAACTTGGCTGCAAAAATCTTTTTCGCAAGGTGCTCCGCACCAACCACATTCATTAACTAAATGTTCTCTATCTATTGGATTTTCCATTTCCTTATTTTAAAAGGCAAGAGCTATTTAAAGCCCTTGCCATATATAAACTAATAATTAAACTAAAGTACTCATAAAAATTCTTTTATACCAAGGCATTGCAAAATGACTTTGTACTAAAGACCTTAAAGCGAAATGTGCTCTTTTTTTGTTATCAAAATCTTGCAATTTCCCCTCTAATGTCAATACTTTTTGAGAAAGCGTATGTGCTTTGTCTTGTAAAGTCTTAATTAAAGCTTCTTTACGTGCAATAGTATTGTTTCTTTGGTCAATAGTTTTTCTTTGGGACGCTTCGGTTCTATCGTACGCCCCATTCTCTTTTGTTAATTTAGCAATCTCTTCCTTGAGAGCTAAATTTTGCTTAACAACTTGTGCTTTTGTTGGTGCTTTCGCCATTTTAAAATGTTTTAATTAATAATTATTTATCACCCTCTTTCTTATTAGCTGCGAGTT